CGGCAGGAATTGGTAGTAGATTAGAGAATTTTTCAGAACATATAAATAAGGGATTGTTACCATTAAATAACCAGGCAATTATATCTCATCTTATTGATAAAACACCAGAAGATTATGATGTTATCATGGTTTTAGGATATAAAAGTGAAATGGTTAAAGAATATTGTGAGGTAGCCCATTCAGATAGAAATTTTATCTATGTTACGGTTGATAAGTATGATGGGGAAGGAACTGGGCCAGGATATTCAATTAGTCAGGCGAAGAAACATTTACAACGACCATTTATTTGGGTAACAGCAGATACCGTTGTTACAGATGATTTACCACCAGCTGATTATAATTGGTTAGGGTTATATCCAACAAGTATACCAGAATTATATTCTACAGCAAATGTTAAGGGTGGAAGTGTAGTTGATTTTAAGAATAAGTCTAAGGATGGTTATGATTATGCTTTTATAGGATTGGCCGGGGTTTATGATTATGAAACTTTTTGGAAACAGATGGTGGGTGATGAAATTGTAAGTGCTTATTATGATGTAGATAAATATTCAACATTAAAAGAACATAAATTTGATTGGTATGATGTTGGAACGGTAGATAATTATATTAAATCTCAACGAGTATTTGAAAATAGTGTTACTTATAGTATTCCTAAAACCAATGGAGAATTTCTTTATAGAGTTAAGGATAATTTCATTAAATTATCATCAGATAAAAAATTTATTAGTGGGAGAATAGAGAGAGCTAAAAAACTTGGTCAATTAGTTCCGAGATTAGTTTATAGTGGAAATAGTTTATATTCTTATAAGTGGTTAGAAGGTAGTACTTTATATGATTGTAATGATGTTGGTGTTTGGATGAAGTTTTTAGATTTTATAAAAGATAAAATGTGGAAACCTTTCAATGTAGATATTAAAAAGGATTGTTTAAAATTTTATAAAGATAAAACAATGGATAGGTTGGATAAGTTTTTATTGGATAGAGATAATTCATATTTAAGTAATCATGTTGTTAATGGTAAAAATACTGGTAAAATCAAAAATATGTTACAGAATTTTAAATGGGATATAATTTGTGATGGAATAGCCACCGAAGTATTTCATGGTGATTTACAATTTGATAATGTTATTTATACAGAAGATAGAGATTTTTGTTTATTGGATTGGAGACAAGATTTTGCTGGACAAAATATAGGTGATGTTTATTATGATTTATCTAAAATGTATGGTGGAATTTTAATGTCATATAAATTGATGAAGGATAGTAGTAATTTTTCTTGTTATGTTGATGAAGAAATGGTAACTTATGATTATAAATCTGAATCTAAATTGGGCGAGTTTAAGTTAGTATATGAAAAGTGGGTTGTAGATACTGGATATGATTTAGATAAGGTTAAAACTATTACTTCTCTTATATTTTTGAATATGGCCCCACTACATGAGAAAGAATTTGGTGATTTGTTATTTTTTAAATCAAAACAAATGTTACAGGAATTAAATGATTAATAAAGAAACTAAAATATATTGTTCGTTTTCATCTAATCCAGGAAACAATGGTTGTATATTTTTTAATAGTGAATTTAAAGAACGTAATATGAATGCTATATATAAATCTTTTTATTCAGATGATATTAAAAAATCTATAGAGGCAGTAAAAAGTCTTGGTATAAAAGGATTTGCTTTAAGTATGCCATTTAAGATTGAAGCATTAGATTATGTTGATGAAATAGAAGATTCAGCAAGAAAGATTGGTTCTATCAATACGGTAGTAAATAAAGATGGTTATTTAAAGGGATATAATACAGATTGGGTAGGAGTGAAAAAATATTTTGAAGCAAGAAGATTCGATTCGATATATATTATAGGTAATGGTGGTTTTAGTAAGGCAGTTCAATATATGTGTGATGTTATGGATATTGGATTTGAGGTTATTACAAGAGAGAATTGGAATATAATAGAAGAACTTGAAGATAAAATTATTTTTAATGCAACTCCTGTTGATATAAATACTGATAATTTTTTAATAGATGGCCGACCACATACAGATACGGGAAGAGAGATTGCACTGTATCAGGCTAAAGAACAGTTTAAAATTTATACTGGAGTAGAGATTGATTAAATATTTCATAGGGCCTATGAGTAAAAATGTAGTAGATGCTGTTATTGAATTTGATGGTGATTTTGGATTTATTCCATCTAGGAGACAAGTAGATTACAATGGTGGTTATGTAAACAATTGGAGTACAGGTGAATTTGCTAAATATGTAAATGGTAGAGTTCCAATCGAAAGAGATCATGGTGGTCTTGGTCAGGGTTATAAATCAGATGATGGTATGGAATCTTTTATACATGATTCAAACCATTTAGATATTATTCACATTGATCCGTGGAAACATTATCAAAATTTTGATGATGGCTTACAACAAACTATTGATTATATTAATTTTATATACCTTATATTGGATAATAAAAAGGTTAAGCTAGAGGTTGGCACAGAAGAATCAATCAGAAGATTTGAAACTTATGAATTGGAAAAACTACTTCAAGTATTGGAAACTAAATTGGATTCTAATATGTTTGAAAATATTGAGTACGCTGTAGTTCAATCAGGTGTTGGTTTAGATTTGGGAAAACAAACTAATACAGGCACTTTTAATTCTGATAGGTTAGCAGAAATGGTTTCCATATGTAAAAAGTTTGGTAAGAAATCAAAAGAACATAATGGTGATTATCTTTCAACTAAAGAATATAAGGATAGATTTGATTTAGGATTGAATTCAATTAATATAGCACCTGAGTTTGGTCAGTTAGAAACACTATGTTATTTAGATGAGATGAGTGATGATATTGAAGATTATTATCAGATTTGTTATGATTCAAAGCGGTGGGAAAAATGGGTAGATGATAATTTCATACCAGAAAAAAATAAAAAAGAATTAATAAAGATATGTGGTCATTATGTATTTTCCGATAAAAGATTTTTAGAAATAAAACCAGACATAAACGAGAAAATTAAATATGTTATTAAAAACAAATTAAGAGAGTTAGTATGAAAAATGTAGTTTTTATGATGGACGTGGACATCAAAGGTGATGGTAGATATGCCAGTAGTAGAAGAGCAGCTTACAAGTATTCAATTGATAGTTGGAAGAAATGGTGTGATAAAAATAATTGTGAATTGTTTATTCTAAATGAACTACTATTAGATAATGATAAAATGGGAATATGTTGGCAGCGATATTATCTGTTCGCTATACTAGAAGCTAATGAGATTAAGTATGACCAAGTACTAATGGTTGATGCTGATACAATTGTACATCCTGATTGTCCTAACTTCTTTGAGATGACAGATGGAAAATTAGTTGGTGTAGAATTTGATGGTAGTTGGGATTGGGTTCTCAGAGGTATAGAAAATTATTCAAGATATATTTTTGATGGGTACATGATGCCATGGGAAAAGTATTTTGATTGTGGGTTCATAATTGTAAATAAAACACATAAACAATTCTTTCAAGACATTGTAAATTTTTATTTTACATATCAAGATAATTTAATTAAATTACAACAGACATTTTTCAATGGTACAGACCAAACTCCAGTTAATATGCTGGTTCATAAAAACAATATAGATATGAAATTATTACCATATGAATTTAATATGAATGATATGAATAGAAAAGAAATATTATCTGATGATATGTTATTTACTAAGTGTGGGTGGATATATCAATATAATGCAATACCAAATAATGAAGAAAACAAATTGACTAATTATTTTATGGAAAAAACGTACAAACATTTTTATGGAGATTTAACTGAATGATATTAGTAACCGGTGGCAGTGGGTTAGTTGGTCAGCATTTAAAAGACATTCTACCAAATGCTAAGTATTTTTCATCTAAATATTGTAATTTATTAAAACCAGATGTAGTAGATTCTATGTTTAAGTTTTATAAACCAGATATTGTTATACATTTGGCAGCTAGAGTTGGTGGGATAATAGATAACATTAATCATCCAGTAGAATATCTTGAAGAGAATGTTTTAATGAATACAAATTTACTCAGAGCTTGTCATGAACATAATGTTGAGAAGGTTATAGCTATGGGTAGTACTTGTATGTATCCTGATGTAGTTGAGACATATCCTATGAAAGAAAAAGATATTTTCAATGGCATACCACCAGCTGATAACTTTGCGTATGCTATGTCAAAGAGACTTATGGCTGCTCAGATAGATTCCTACAAAAAAGAATATGGTAAGAAGTGGTCATATTTAATTCCATGTAATCTTTATGGAGAATATGATAAGTATGAAGAACATCATAGCCATTTTGTATCAGCTCTAATTAAAAAAATATATGAAGCTAAAGATACGATAGAGATATGGGGAACTGGTAAACCACTAAGACAATTTATGTATGCTGGTGATTTAGCTAGGGTGATAAAATATATGATTGAAAACGACATAGTAGATAACTTTAATGTTGCACCAGATTATGTTCATTCGATAGAGGAGATAACCAAAATTGGTATGGAAGCTTGTGGTAAAGGTAATTTAAAAATTACATATGATGATACAAAACCAACTGGTCAATATAGAAAAGATGTAGATTCATCTAAATTATTTTTAGTATTAACAGATTTTAAATTCACCAAATTAAATAGAGGAATAGGGAAAGTTTATGGTAACTTTAGTAAAAGATACAATTGATAATAATGATATAGATAATCTAATTGACTGGTTGAAAACGTACCCAAAACTGACTAAGGGAAAGGTTACGTTGGAGCTGGAAAGAAAATATGCTGATTGGTTGGGTACGGATTATGCTGTATTTTGTAACTCAGGCTCTTCTGCTAATCTATTAATGTTATCAGCTATAATAGAAACGTATAACTCTAAAAAGGTAGTTGTTCCATCAGTCGCTTGGGCTACTGATTTAGCACCTGTTATGCAATTAGGATTAAAACCATTATTGTGTGATTGTAATATGGATGATTTGTCAGTAGACTTAAAACACTTAGAGAAAATATTTAAAACAGAATCACCAGATGCTTTGTTGTTAGTGTCAGTACTTGGTTTAGTTCCTGATATGGGTGAGATAACTAGATTGTGTGAAAAATACGATGTTATTTTACTAGAAGACACTTGTGAATCTATGGGTTCTGAGTATAAAGATAAAAAACTTGGTACGTTTGGTTTGATGTCTTCATTCTCAACTTTCTTTGGACATCACATATCTACAATTGAGGGTGGATTTGTATGCACAGATGATATGGAGTTGTATGAGTTATTAGTTTCTTTACGAAGTCATGGTTGGGCTAGGGAGTCAAGTGTAGAGACACAATTTAAACTACAAGAAGAATGGGATGTTAATGATTTTGATTCTATGTATACTTTTTAT